TTAATAGCTGTCTAAAAAGTGTCTATATAGTGTCTAATATCCCCTTGTGGGGTATTTTATTTTTGTACCATCAATGAGCAAAGAAAATATAAATATCAGGAAGTTAAAGCCTTCTATTTTATCGGGGCGTATTGATGCCAGTTCTTTTAATAGTGAGACAAACGAGGTTAATGTAGTCTTTGCCACCGAAGCACTTGTTTTAGAAACACTGGGTGATGGTGAAAGGTTTTATGAGCAACTNGAAGTATCGAGTACTGCTGCTGATTTAGCTAGGTTTAATAACAATGCTGCCGTATTGGATAACCATAGAACAGATAGTATTACTAACCAGATAGGTAAAGTTGAAAGAGCTTGGGTTGATAATGCTACTAAAGAAGCTTGGGCCACTCTAAAACTTAGTGATGCGGAGGCTTGGAAAACTACAGTAAATGATATTTCTAAAGGTATAATTACCAATATCTCTTTTACATTTCGTAGAAAGAAAATGGTTGATACCGGAAGCCAAAAAGATGGTATAAGGATTTTAAAGACTACAGAGTGGGAAGGGTTGGAAATAAGTTTTGTAACTATTCCTGCTGACTTTAAAGCAGGTACGAGGATGGATGGTTTAGAAAGTGATGTAACAATAATTCAAATTTTAAATAATAATAAAATGACAGAAGAGCAAAAGTTAGCCAGAAAAGCAGCTATTGAGAATATTTGTAGAAGCTTTAACCTTGGTAATGAATTTACTGAAACTTTGGTTTCTGATGAGGCAGTTACAGAAGATATTGCTAAAACAAAGGCATTGGAAGAGTTTACTTCCCGTCAAGCAAAGCCGAATGATAAAGTGGCTAAAGATGCAGCTAAAGCAGCTACTGAAAGAGCTACAACCATTTTGAGTGTTTGCCGCAAGTTGAACATTGACAATGATTTTGCAGTAGAGTTGATAGGTAAGGAAATTACCTTGGATGCTGCTAGGGCTGCAATTATTGACAAGGCCGCTGAAATGCAAGCTGCGCAATACCCGGTTAATGGGAATCAAAGGGCCAATGTTACAGCCGAAAACATTACTAAACGTGCTTTGTGTCGTGAAAATGCCATCCTTGAAAGAATGGGTATTACCAAAGACGAAAAAGGAAATGTGTTGGAAACAACAACCTTCCGTAATATGAGCCTTTTGGAATTGGCAATTGAGCACGCTATTGATAATGGTAGTTTAAACCCTTCTTATGTAGGGCGTAGAAGTATTGGCGCTTTATATGGAGACAGAGAATTGAAGAACGCTATCATGGGTATCAATTCCCGTGCTACTGGTTTATCAAGTTCTGATTTTCCTGCTTTGATGGAAAATGTACTTAACAAGGTATTGCGTAATCAATACCAGTTAGCAGAAAAGAGTTGGGATGTTTTCACAAAGAAAACAACCGCCAATGACTTTAAGCTAATGAGCCGACCATCATTGCATGATGTGTACATTGATCCAATTAAAGATGTTGTTGCTGAAGGTGGAGAATACTCAATGGTTCAAATGGGAGACCATACTGAAAAATATGCTATCCGCAAATGGGGTAAAAAAGTAGTTTTCACTTGGGAATCAACTATTAATGATGATTTGAGTTCATTGGATAGAACCACTGCACAGATTGTTGCGGGTTTTACACAGGCTCAAAACAGATTGGTGTATAGCACACTTACAAGCGCTACAGCTTTGGCTGATGGTAGTAATAAGATGTATGACGGAAATGTGATTTTCACAAGTGGTCATAATAACCTTATTGGAACAGGAACGACTATCTCTCTTGCTTCTTTGCAAGCAATGAGAACATTGTTAAGACAACAAACTGCACCTAACGGTAACTTGTTGAACTTACGTGGAAGGTTCTTGGTAGTTGGGCCATTGCTTGAAACACTTGCAGAACAGTTTACTTCTGCCAACTTCACCCCTAATCAATCAGGCGTAATCAATAAGTTTGGGCCTACATTGACACCAGTTGTTGATGCCAACATTACCGACTATAGCTGGTTTATTATTGCAGACCCTGGTATCATTGATACTATTGAGGTGGCAAGCCTTGGTGGTCAAGAAATGTACGCCGAAAGCCGTTACAGCTTTGATGTAGATGGTATTGAAAGTAAGGTAAGAATGACCTTTGGACAAAAGGCCATTGATTGGAGAGGAATGGTTAAAAACCCTGGTGCTTCTTCTTAATAGCATTAAGTAAAAATAATTTTAAAACAGGGGAGGTTAATAGCCTCCCACAATTTTAATAGCGATGAATAATTTTGTTAAATACGGTTCAGGTTACGACTATGTAAATGGTACAGGCAGCGCAATTGCTGTTGGGGCAGTAGTTGCCGTTGGTGATTTGATAGGCGTTGCTGAAACAAATATTGCGATAGGTGCTACCGGCACTGTGATTACTAGCGGTGTTGTAAACATTGCTAAGAAAACGGGCGAAGCTTGGACACAAGGGCAAAAGTTGTATTGGGATCCATCAAACAGTTGGTTGACAACTACTGCTGGTAGTTTGATACAAGTTGGCTGGGCGTTTACTGCACAGGCTTCTGGTGATGTGTTGGGTCAAATAAAACTAAAGGCTAGTTAAGTGAACCTATTTGACAACTTGCGTACTACCATGCTTGATACGGTGGCTAACACAATGGGTTATGCCGCTAGTTGGACACCACAGGCAGGAGGCGAGGCGCAAACAGCAAATGTTCATTACAAAGACAGTACTCAAAAGCAAGAGTGGCTTGAACAAAGTTCTTTTAAAATTTATGATTACTGCCTAGAATACCGAAAGGGGCAGTTTGTAGGGTTGCTAGAAAGTTGTGAGCAAGGAACGGTTGAGGTAGTTACTATAGTTAAAGATGGTAATACCCTCACCTTTAATGTGCAAGCAGTAGAAGCTAGGTTTGATGGTAGCACATTGGTAGCTTATTTACAAAAGAAAAAGGGTACTTGATGTTAAACTACGCTGACATAGAAACAGAGCTTACTACTAAACTAAACGCTGACTTTACCACACTAGGAATAAATGAAAGCGTGGAAGCAGTACTAGAGCCGCAGACTGACAAGGAAGCAAGAGATCTTACACAGTTTATGGATGGAAGTAAGGTAGTAGTAAAGTATTTGGCTAGTTCTTTTGGTGAAAGTGGTGGAATGAACCAGGTGAGTTGTGAGGAAGAGATTACCATTGGGTTTATGTTTATAAGCACTAACCTAAGAAACACAAACGGGCTTTATGCTTTGTTTAACATTATAAAGGCTTCGATGATTGGATACCGCCCTGCTAACTGTAAAAAAAGGATGATACCGATTGACCTGAAGCCAGTAGAACACATGAACCTTGGGGTAGTATATATGATGAGTTTTAAAACATCTACCATGCTTGTACAAGGGTTTGATGACAGCGAAACAAGCGTGAACCTATTTAAACTATTGACAAGTAAGTATTTACCATTGAGTTAAAAAAAATATTATGCCAGCACAATTTTTACACGGTTCAGAAACCGTAAACATAGATTCTCCTAACGGCTCTATCAACATTGTTAGAAGCAGCATTATTGCCTTGATTGGTATTGCACCAAAAGGAAATGGCGGCGCACCTACAGTAACCGTAACTACTGCCGAAACAAAAGCAACTGCAAGTGTGACATTTGCAACTGGTGTTACCGTTGGTAATTCTATAGCGATTTACATAAATAATGTTTTCTTGTTGGCATATACAAGGGTAAGTGGTGATACTACCATGACTTTGTTTGCTGCAAGTATTGTTACTGCCATCAACGCTTTGTCTAGTGGCTTTACTGCTGTTTCTACCGGTGCGGTTTTGACTATTACTTATAAAGCAGGATTTGGTGCAAGTGCCAATGGACAAATATTACACCACACCGCCCCTGATGCAGATGGCACGTTTGCTGGTGGAGTAGATGCTGTTGCTACAGTAACGCCGAGTAGTACACCACAACAACTTACACTTTGCTCGTCTCCTACTGATGATGCACAATTTGGAAGCCCTGTACCAGGGTTTAATATTCCGAAGACTTTGGATATTATCAGGCAGATTGCTGGTAATGTAGCTGTGGTGGTAGTGAATGTATTTGACCCAACAGTTAATACTAAAACTATTACTGACGAAGTAGTAACGTTGGTAAATGGGAAATGCGCTTTGGCAGATGCTCCAATAGGTGCATTGATAAGCATTAAAAATAATTCGGGAAGTGTTATACCAACAGTTGCTGGTATTGACTACACGCTTGATGATTATGGAAACTTTGTTTCTTTAACTTCGAGGATTGGATTTACTACTACTGTGAAGTTTACCTATAAAGCTTTGGATGCTACCACTATTACTGCTAACCAAATTATTGGTGGTATTGATAGTACCAGCAACATCCGTACGGGCCTTGCCTTGTTTGATTTGACTTACACTACTTTTGGTTTTACGCCGAAAATATTTGTTAGTCCGTTCTACTCTCAAATAAGCGCCGTAGATACACAACTTGCTTTACTTGCCGACAAGTTTAGAGCGGTGTATTTAAAAGATGCACCACTTGGTACATCATTGGGTAATGTAATACAGGGGCGTGGTAATACAACCATTAACTTTAATACCGCTAGCAGAAGGGCTATGTTGTTATACCCATTTGGTAAGAGTTATGACAAAGCGGCTGCGGCTGATGCGCTATACCCTTATAGTGCGTTTATGGCTGGGTTGATTGCTTGGAATGATAATGAAAATGGTTATTGGACTAGCCCTAGTAATAAGGCTATCCCTATACTAACGGGTACTGAAGTGCCGGTAAGTTTTCAGATAAACGATGCTGGCTGTGAGGCTAACCAATTGAATGCAGTTGGAGTGACTACAATAGTGAGCAGCTATGGTAGTGGGTTTAAAGCTTGGGGTAACCGTTCTGCTGCTTTCCCTACGGATACAGATCCTAGAAACTTTATCAGCTTGCAAAGATTGGATGATATTATTACTGAAAGTATGGAGCTTGCTGTAGCTAGTGATTTGGATAAGCCTATTACGGCTGCCTTTATCCGCACGATGCTTGCAAAGGGTAATACGCTGATTGCTAACTTGATAAGACAAGGGGCGGTACAACCAGGTAGTAAGGTGGTATATAATAAAACAGATAACCCTGCTGACCAATTGGCAAAAGGACATATTGTATTTACCCGTATTTATATGGGCGCGCCACCTGCTGAAAGGGTTACGTTTAATAACGTAATTGACATTACACTATTAAGTAAATTGGGCTAATAAAACAGCCTACAAAATAACCGATTATGGCAATTGAGATTAAGAAACTGTATAATGGTAATGTGTACCTGGATGGTGTGAGCCACTTTGGAACATTTGAAGAAGTGACATTGCCGGAAATAAAAACAGTGGATGCAGAACACAAGGCTTTGGGTATGATTGGTAAAATGGAGTTCCCTACAGGCTTTGATAAGATGACTTGTAAGATTAAGTGGAATGGGCCAGTAGAAGACAGTATTATACAAAGTGCGGACATTTATAACGGACACGACTTATGTGTGTTTGGTAGCCGTGAGAGTTGGGATGCTGCAGGCGGTAAAGTAGGCGAGGACTTATTTGAAGCTGTATTGAGGGTGCGACCAAAGGGCGCTGGTGCTATTGGGTTAAAACCAATGGATGATGCAGACTTGGAAACTGAATGGGCAGTAAGCTACTACCAATTATCTATTGGGGGTGTGGAGTTGGTTTGTATTGATGTAGCCAATTCGTACTATGCTGTGAATGGGATTGACCAACTGGAGGTGTACAGGGCTAATTTGGGTATCTAAGAAATAATTTTTAAACAATAACTTTTATAAAAGGCGGCGTAATAAACGCTGCCTTTTTCATTTACAAAAAAAACTGATTATGAAACACGTTGAAATTGATGAAGTGCCAGTAGTGGAAGATGTAGTAAAGAATTATCCTACCACTCCTAACAAAGAGGGGTTTTATTTTGAGAATGAAACTGAAGAAGAAAAAGGTATTGCCACCAAAGAGTATGAGAATGGCAATGTGGTGAAACAAGTAACGCTGAAGGGTGGGCGTATTGCCATCATCCGTGAGTTGCTTGCAAAGGATGTGATGAAAGCCCGTGAGATAGCAGGTATAAAGGATGACAAGAACCCTAAGAATGGCGAGAACCTTCAGTATGCTTTGGTGCACTTGAGCGTTACCATTGATGGGGCTACCATATTGCCGCACGATGTGGCTAAGATGAGAGCGAAAGACTTTGGTATAATCATGGGAATAAGCTCGGACTTAAATTTTTAATCTCTCCTACGGAAATGGCTTTTGCTTGCCACTTTTATGGTAAGTTTCCTATGGAGTTGATGAATTATAAAAGCCGTGACCTGGTGAAATGGTACGAGGAAGCAATAAAAGTTCATAACCAGTTAAATAAAGTGGAAGATGGATAAGTGGATTAAAATTGCGGTGATGCTTACGGCGGTGGACAACATGAGTGCTGTTGTGCAGAATGCTACGGATAAGGCTTCTAATGCCCTAAAAAACATGACAGACCTTGCTAAAGGTCAGATGATGCTAGATGTTGGCGGAGAAGTTTTGAGTTGGACAAAAGGTGTTGTAAAAGAAAGCGCAAAATATGAGGAAACCATGAATAAAATGAGGGCTAATATGCTTGATTCCAATAACAATATCAATGAATTGATGGTTGATAAAATTGGAGATGAGGCACAAAGGCTTTCATCTATTTACGCCAATAGCTCTACTGCATACATAGAAATGTTTAATACCTTTAAAACAAATAGGATCAAACCAGAAGATGTACTAGGTGGTATTGGTGAGGCTACAGCACAATTAGCTGATTATTTTGAACGAATGGATCCTGCAAAAGTTGCATCTTTTATTTCGGGTATGAAAAATGATTTTGGAGTACAAAATAATGAAATGATTAAACTAGCCGACCTTATGGCTAGAATGAAAGGGGCAGGTGTTGGCATGACTGGAGAAGAAACTGTACTTAATATGCAAGATGCAATGGCGAAGGCATCACTTGGGTTATCTAATCTAGGATTGCAGGGGTTTGAACAAACGAAACAATTGGCGGTTGCAATGGGGTATTTTATATCTAGAAAAATGTCTGCCGCTACAGTAGGGACTTCATTTAATAGGATGGAACTTACAATATCAAACCCTGATAAACTAAAAGTAATTGAAGATACCGCCAAACAATTTGGCGTAACTATGAATTTAATGGAAAATGGAAAATTTATAGGATGGCAAAGACTTATAGGTGAATTTGAAAAATTGCATAGTTTAAGTGTTGCACAAATATCACAAATAATGCAACCATTTGGCGGACAGCGTGGTGTAACAGAAGCTATGGCAGAGTTCCTTGCTAACCATGGGGCAGATAGTTATCAAGAATATTTAAATTCAGTAGATAATCAAGCCTCTCTACCTGAAAAACTTGCAGTTATAATGAAAGGAACTAACTACAGGCTTGATGTACTCAATACCAATTTATCTACGCTTAATGCCAATTTAGGACATGATTCAAATTCATTGATAGGTAAGATAGTAGGCAAGCTAGACGATTTTACTGCATGGCTTTCAAAATTTACAAAAGAACATACTACTACTTCAAATGTAGTTGTTGGTGGGGGCATGATCGCTGGTTCAGTATTGGGATTAGCAGGGCTATGGGCATTGATGAAATGGTATTGGAAAGTTGCACTAGAGGTGGTATTTAATTTTATAAAACCTAGAATTTTAGGATTTTTTGAAAATCTTGGGTGGTTGTTGGTAAGAGGCTTTCAACTATTATTTGGCACTTTAGGTGGATTTATTACTAGTACATTAGCTGCTCTTGGTGGACTTGCATACTGGTCACAAAGCGATAAAAGAAATAATATTATTGGTAATGAATTACTACATAAATCTATTATTGGCGGTGGGGATAACTCTAAATTATTTAGAGACAATACAATGAATGGGGCGCATTCTGATATTGAATTGCGCAATAAGCTTTATGAAAGAAAAAATAAAGAAAAAACAAATCCTCAAGTAACAAATAGTCATGTATTCAATTTCACTATAAATGGTAATGATACTACAGCTATGGTTGACAAAATAAAGTCAGTTGTAAGTCAAGCTATAAAGGAAAATAATCATAATAATAAACGAATAGCATTAGGATAACACTATGTACGCACAATTAGGCAATATTACTTTCGATAAATTGGCAGGGTTTACGGACTTTGACACAGCCGATGAGGCGTACTATGCTGAACACTCACTAATAGGTAGAAAGGCATTACTACAACCTACGGGCCAAGCATTGAAGACGGGAACAATAAAGGTATCGTTGAGGCAGGACTTTACCGATGTAGCAGGAGCAATAGCATTGCTATATGGTATGATGCAAACCTACACGGCTGGTAACCTTATATGGGGAACTGGTGACGTGGAAGGGATGTTTGTAATAACCAACATAACCAACACATACACCCAACAATTGCCTGATGGTACTTTGGTGGCGTGTGACCTAAGTATTACCTTGAAGGAGTTTGTGGGGGATTTGACACAGGCTAGAAAGGATGCGCCGGCTGTAAACAAACCCGAAAATAAAAAGGCTATTGCCAATAAACCTAGTTGTAATACTAAAATAGCTGCTTACTGGCGAAAGATAAATGCTGCCTACAATGACATACAGAGATTGTCGACTGATAGTGCTTATGATGGGCTTTATGTCAAGTGTAAGGGGCAGGATGCGATGACTGCCATAGATATTGACTTGGATACGATTGATAAAAATGCACGATTAATATTTAGCGAGACACAAACACCTGGTAGTTGTGCGTATGGTGATCAGACTATTATTAATGCGGTGAATGCCTTACTTGTAAAAATTCAGCCTTTCAAGGATTTTATACACGCCAACTTTACAAGTGAGACAGACCCTCTTCCACAAATTAAAATACTTGCCAATAATCTTGGCGACTATATAGCTCAGTTAAAACAGGCATTGACTAATTATATTAATGGCAGCATAACCCGTAAATAATGGCAGGATTATATACATACATGGTTAAGGGGGATATGGACTGGGGCCAGATAAGCTACGCCGTTTATGGCGATGCTACTTTATTTGCAGGAATAATAGACGCTAACCCTGATATTCCTATTGGGTTGATAGTGCCTAATGGATATGCGATACAAGTACCTATACTAGACACTATTGATGTGCCAGTAGGTAATGAGTTACTACCACCTTGGAAACAAACGACTAGCTGATGCAAATTGCTGAATATAAAATATTGTACAACAATGTAAATATCACAAACGATATTTTGCAAAGCCTTATAAGCATTGAGTATGTAGATAAGGTGGCAGGGGAAAGTGATGAGCTTACTATAAAGCTAGAGGATGCAAAAGGATTATGGAAAAACGAATGGTATCCTGAAAAGGGGGCAACGTTGGTAGCATCTTTTACACAGGATGGGCAGACACTTAACTGCGGCACTTTTGAAATAGACGAAATAGACGTTTTTGGTAGCCGTAATGAGGGGGATTATGTAACGATAAAGGCTTTGGGCGCTGGTATAAAACAGGGTGTGCGTACTAGAAAAAATGCTACGTACAAGGATAATACACTTAGACAAATAGCTGATTCTATTGCTAGTAAGTTTGGGTATACCGTACAGGGTACTGTACCTAATGTAAAGTTGGGGTATGTGGTACAAAACAGGGAAAC